CAGGACGACGCGCTGTACGTCGTGCGCGAGCTGGCGCGCAACCTCAAGACCATGGACAACCACTGTGTGGTCGTCGAGCGCTACACGCAGCAGAGTCTGCGCATGACGCCGCAGTACGACGCGCTCGAGATGATCGGCGCCCTGCGCTACCTCGCGTGGGACAACGGCGTGAGGTTCGAGCTGCAGTCGCGCGCCGACAAGTCCCGCGTCCCCAACGATGTCCTGCGGAAGCACGGACTGTGGCGACCCAACGAGCCTCACATGATGGACGCCGCCCGGCACTGCCTCATCGCCATCGCCCGCCACCGGCCGCAGAGTGGGATTATGATGCAGCTCGCCGGTAAGATATAACCATGGCGCACGCTGACACGCACGGTGACCGCATCCGCGTGGACACCGTGTGGAACGAGAAGGAGCTGGTCAAGCGGATCAGCGGCGCCCGCTGGGACGCCGTGGACAAGCACTGGACCGTTCCTCTGACGTGGACGGCGTGCCTCCAGCTGCGGGGCGTGTTCGGCGAGTCGCTCAGCATCGGCGACCGACTCACCGAGTGGGCGTGGCCGGTCGCGAACGAGATGGCCGAGCGCCGGAAGATGCGCGACCTGACACGCCCGCCGATGTGGATGCACAACGACCTCTACCCCTTCCAGAATGCAGGCGTCGAGTTTCTCGTGCGCACGGGTGAGACGCTCCTCGGCGACGAGATGGGCACGGGTAAGACGGTGCAGGCGCTGACCGCGCTCGACTCCGATGACGCGTACCCGGTGCTCGTCGTCTGCCCCAACTCGGTGAAGCGGTCGTGGGCCGAGCACGTTCCGAGATGGACCGAGATCGGCTCGCCGTACGTCTTAGAAGGTTCGGCCGCCCAGCGGGTTAAGACGCTCAAGCAGGCCGCCGACGACCCCAACGCGGTCGTCATCGTGAACTACGAGTCGCTGCGCAGCCTGTCGCGCCTCGCGCCGTACGGCTCCGTCCGACTGCGGCGCTGCCGCGAGTGCGATCCGCGGCACGGCGAGGAGACGCTCAAGCCGTCCCAGTGTCAGGTCCACCCGAAGGACCTGAACCGCATTCCCTTCAGGACGGTGATCGTCGATGAGGCGCACAAGATTAAGTCTCCTTCTTCGCAGCAGACGCGAGCCGTCTGGGCCGTCGCACACCAGGATTCAGTTCGTAATCGATGGGCCCTCACGGGCACTCCTCTCGCCAACCATCCTGGTGACCTGTGGTCGATTCTTCATGCGATTTCTCCTGCTGACTTCCCGACTAAGAGCCACTTCGTTGACCGCTACTGCCTCCAGTCGTGGAATGCGTTCGGCGGGCTGGACATTGTCGGCATCAACCCAGCGACACGAGATGAGTTCTTCGCGCTGCTTGACCCACGGTTCCGGCGAATGTCGAAGGAAATGGTTCTTCACCAGCTGCCGCCTAAGATCCGATCGACCCGCTGGGTGGAGATGACGCCTAAGCAGGCGCGGTCGTACCGTGACCTCGAGGTGGGGCTCGCGACGATGACGTCGAACGGCGTGCTGGTCGCACCCAACTCGCTGGTAGCGAGGCTGCGGCAGATGCAGCTGTCGTCATCCTCCGTGGAGATGATGCAGACCGGACCCGACCCGCATGAGCTCGGCGACTGGGAGGTTCACATGGTCGAACCGTCGCCGAAGCTGGACGCGCTCGAGGACGTTCTCGATGAGCTCGAGGGCAAGCAGGTCGCGGTCTGCTCGTACAACCGTGACCTCCTGGTCATGGCCGCGCGGCGGCTGGACAAGCGCGGCGAGTCGTACGGCGTCATCATGGGCGGCGTCACGGAGTACGAGCGTGACCTGGCGCTCCGCCAGTTCCAGGAGGGTAAGAGCCGCGTGCTGCTGTTCACCATCTCCGCGGGCGGCGTGGGCTTGACCATGACCGCGGCCGACACGCTGGTGTTTCTCCAGCGCTCGTGGTCGATGATCGACAACAAGCAGGCCGAGGATCGCGTGCACCGCATCGGCTCGGAGATCCACGAATCCATCCACATCATCGACATCGTCACGAAGGACTCCGTGGAGGAGGACCAGATAGCGTCGCTGATGAATAAGTTCATGCGGCTGCAGGAGATCACGCGCGACAAGCTCGGCGGCAGCGACGTCCGCACGTTGGACGAGGAGTCCGACGCCATCCTCAACTCGGAGTTGTGACATGATCACAGGTGCGGACGTCGTTTCGTTCCGACAGCGACGCAGTCTTACCCGCAAGCAGCTCGCCACGATCGTCGGCCTCACCGAGGCGAAGATCTGGCGCATCGAGGAGATGCACGTCTTCAAAGATGATGAGGAGGAACGACTGGTCACGGCCGGCGTCATGGCGGTCACCTACGACGAGGAGCCGCCGATCCAAGCGTCCACGCAGCCGCCACCCATATCGTCACCCGTCGTCATCGAGCGTCCGGTGGCGGAGGAGGTCGACCTCGCCGAACTCAGCCAGCGGGCGGGACGCACGTACTCGCGGTACATCTCCAACTCCGAGCTGCAGACGTTCAAGCGCTGCCGCCGCAAGTGGTTCCTCGCGTGGCACCGCGGCCTGCGTGCGATCCGCGAGTCGCCCGTGGGCACGCGCCAGGTCGGCGCACGACTTCACCTGGCGCTCAAGGCCCACTACGTGCCGGGCGGACCGCCGGCACGGACGACCATGCTCGACGAGCTCGAGCGACTCATCACACTCGAGCGGTCGAACCTCGACGGGCAGACCGATGACGAGGAGCGCATGAAGTTCGAGCAGGACGCCGACCTCGAGCGCATCATGCTCGAGGGCTACGTCCAGTGGCTCGCGGACACCGGTGCCGACGCCGACCTCAAGGTCATCGCACCCGAGACGTACCTCGAGGCGGCCCTCAGCGAGTTCAACGAGACGGTCGCGATCATCGGTAAGTTGGACGTCCGCGTGCAGCGCACGACCGACGGCGCCATCCTGTTCCTCGATCACAAGTCACTGGGTGAGTTCACCAAGACGACCCGCCTGCTGCCCATCACCGAGCAGATGATGCACTACCAGCTGCTCGAGGAGCTGAACGCTCCCGAGGGTCAGCACGTCGCGGGCGCGCTCTACAACATGATGCGGCGCGTCAAGCGGACGGGCAGTGCGCGGCCGCCGTTCTACCAGCGGGTCGAGGTCCACCACAACGCTCACGTGATGCGCAACTACCGGCGGCGCATCGTCGGCGAGATCACGGACATCCTCGAGGTGCAGGACCAACTGCAGGCCGGTGCCGACCACCAGACGATCGCCTACCCGTCGCCGACCCGCGACTGCTACTGGGACTGCCCGTTCCTGCAGGTCTGCCCGATGTTCGACGACGGCAGCCGCGCCGAGGACATGCTCGCGGAGCACTACACCGCGGGCGACCCGCTCAGCTACTACATGACTGAGATGCTAGGAGAGGAAGGAGAACGATGACCGAGCGAAGGATCGGCGTGCAGCACGTGCAGGGTGAGCTCATCACGAGCTCCGAGGATAACCTTCAGATCGTGTATGACACACTGTGCAAGAAGCGCACAGTGCTGAACTTCGAGATCATGTTTGTTAGCAGAGGTAAGTGGCGTGCGCGTTATTACTTCTCATACGGACCGTGTAAGAACGACAACGCACAGTGGTCGGACACGATGAAACTCTTCCAGACGCTTCATGCCAAGGTGCGTATGGAGCACTGGCTCACGAAGGACTGGTGGGAGGCGTCGATCGTCGAGGAATCACCACCACCACCAGCACCCATACACCGTCTCGTCATCGAGTCAGACTCAGAAATGAGGATCATCGATGAAGGATGACGAGGTTCTCAGCATCCTCATCCACGGTGACAGCAAGGTCGGCAAGTCGACCCTGACGTCGACCGCGCCGACACCGCTGCTGGTGCTCGACGCCGAGGGCTCGTGGAAGTTCATCCGCGAGCGCGGGTTCAAGTCGGGCAGTCCGCTGCGCGTCCGACGCTGGGTACCGAACGAGGCACCGCCGCGCGACGACGGTACGTGGGACGTCTGCCACGTCATGATCACATCGTGGGACGACGTCCAGCGTGTGTGGTCGTGGCTCACGCAGTCATCGCACGACTTCCAGTCCATCGTGCTGGACAGCATCACCGAGCTGCAGCGCCGGCTTAAGAACAACATCAGCGGCGACGGGGTGATCAAGGGTTACGACGGGTGGGGTGCACTCCTCGCGCGGATGGACTCACTCATCCGGTCGATGCGTGACCTGACGCTGGCTCCCGGGCCGGTGCGCTGCGTCGTGTTCGTCGCGGAGACGCGTGAGCGCAGCGGTAAGTTCGCGCCCACGATGCAGGGGCAGATCGCCGACTCCCTCCCGTACTGGGTCGACATCTGCGGCTATGTGTTTCAGTCCCAGGCGCTGGGGGAGGACGGCGCCACCCAGGTTAAGATCGTCAATATGTGGATCGCCCCGCATCCGCAGTTCGTAGCGGGAGAGCGAGTCGCCGGCCTCCTACCGGACAACATCATCAACCCAAACATCACCGATATGATGACAACCATCTATCCCAACACAGAGGAGTGAGCATGGGCGAGATCGACTGGAACCAGCTGCAGAAGGACGCGGACGACGTTCTGCTACCCGACGGCGACTACAACGTGGTCGTGCTGTCGGACCCGCCGCCGCTGGCGACGCAGGCGTCGACGGGTAAGCCGATGATCAAACTGCAGGCCGCCATTCTCGACGGCCCGAAGAAGGACCGGAAGATCTTCACGCAGCTGACGCTGACCGTGGACAACCCGTTCGCACTCAAGATGTGGTTCAACCAGATGGCCGCGTTCGGCCTCGGTCCGGACTTCTTCGCGGGCAAGCCGTCCATGGAGCAGGTGGCGGCTGCGCTCAAGGGACGTCCCGCCGTGTTCACAGTGTCGAAGACGCAGTGGAACGGCACCGACCGGAACTCGGTCGATGCTATCAAGGCGTACGCGGCCAGCGGACCGCAGGTACCGGGGTTAGTAGTCGGTCCGGTTTCCGGCCCGTCCGCGATGACCTCGCCGGCCCCAACGCCCGCGGCTGCACCCGCCTCCGCGCCGACATCCGCGCCTACCGGCTCACTACCGCCACCACCCAAGCCGTTCTGATGCTGTGCGTGTTCGATCTCGACGGCGTCGTGATCGACTCGCTCGAACTGGTGAAGACATCGTATCGTCAGGCGGGTATCGTCCCGCCTGACAATGTCTTCGAGCGCGAGGGTGTCGACTGGGCACCGCCCGAGTACAAGATGCGGAAGGACGCGTTCTACGTGCGTGGACTTCGTGACGTGCCGTGGGCTCCGGGGCTGCTTGTCGCCCAGCAGCTGCGCGAACTGGGTTACGAGTGCGTGTGCTTGACCGGCGCACCCGTGGGTACGCTGAACCGGCTGCGGACCCGACTCGGTCACGAGTGGCCGTTCACCTCATCATCGCTAGATGGGACCCGGACGCCTGTTAAGATGAAGATACTGGCCGGGTGGCCGGGCGGAGTCTACATCGACGACCAGACACGGCTCGTCGATGTACCACCCGGCTGGCGGTTCATCCACTACACGGGTCAGGATCTACTGAAGGAGATCTTAGGATGAAGTTGTGCGTCGGCGCCGTATCGCGGCGCGTGGTCGAGGAGGCGGCGAAGCTGCAGGTCCACCAGATCGTCGCCTCGCGGCGGCAGGTGGACATCGGTGGCGGGTACACCGGTCTGGACCAGTGGTCACTCGTCAGGCTCGTGCGCGAACTAAGCGACGGCAAGACGCAGGTGGTTCGTGATCACGGCGGGCCGTGGCAGGGCGCAGTGCACGATGACGGCATCGACTCGCTGGACGCGGACGTCAAGGCCGGTTTCGACGGCCTTCATCTCGACGTCTGCAAGCTGCCATCCAACGAGCAGGAAAAGAGGTTGGGTGAGCTGGTCGACCGCTACAGTCGCCACAGCGTCACCATCGAGATCGGCGGCGAGCACGACACGCAGGAGTGGAATGAGCGACTGCTCGAGGCGTCGAGGATCGAACCTAACTTCCTCGTGATCGGGTTCAACTCGTTCGTGTGGGCGGACCGCCAGATCGGCCGACCGCTGCCGCTCGACGAGGTCAAGAAGATCAGCGAGCGGTACAGCTTCAGGACGAAGATTCA